AGGACGTAACCATTTGTCCGCTGCTTCCTCACCGATTTGAAGGAAATTTTGAACCGGTCAATGTTTCCGTAATGTTTGTTGGTGAATGCGGACTTGAAATTCTTGGCAACCTCGAACACTGCCTGCTGTCGGATGACCTTTGGGGTGTCTAGAACCCAATTCTTGTCCTTGAAAAACGCGTTGTCCTTTGCAGTCACGAATGCGTTGCGCAAGACAAACTTATTTACCCTGTGTGTCTTGTCGTTGACAGCTGCCACACAAGCATTGTAAGTGTATCGTGCGCCATCTGCATACGTATTCAGCATCATTTTCTGCGCTTTAGAAGGATTCAATTTGATTTTTCGCATCCTGAGGATTCGAGGAACGTGTATATCGGCGTTTTCCATTTCTGCAACAGCAAAAGATTTGCACAATGCTGAGGAGATCATCGGACAACTCCTGCTCTGGAGAGCATCCCTCGGAGTCGAGGACTGTGACGCGGACGTCGTGGAGGAGGAGGACCCGCTCAAGGAGTTCGAAGGCGAATCGACAAAGACGGTCCCTTGCGGCCACGACAATCTCTTTGATATCTCCTTGCACCGCGAGTTCCAGAATGGTTGCAAGACCTTTACGTTTCCAGTTGATGCCGCTAGCGATGTCTGTGATGATGATTCCTCCGGGGCATCTGGTCTCAAGGAACCCAATCTGTCTCTGGAGGTCATCTTTTTGCCCCCTAGAGGACACTCTGGCATAACAAACAATTTTTCTAGAATCGGAATGTTGGAGTTCTTTTGATCCAATAAGTGTCGATATATCATATCGTCGATGTCCCCCGGGTGTCCTACATGACTCAATCTTCCCGGTGTCCGCCCAGTTTCTGAGCATCCAATCGCTGATGTTGAGGGTCCTTTTGACCTTTGCCCCCGAAACATATTTGCTCTCCATATCCTATATTTTCTTAGTTTTTGAGATTTTTTACGCACACAAATGTGCCCACGAGCCATAGATATCATAGTAAATCATTAGGTTTCCAAGTATTTTCATTGAACTGTTTGTAACCTCTTCTCGTGCATTCACTCCTGCTCGCCATGTGTATCGCACTCCCAAGGTCATCCAACATCGTAATGTACGCGCAAAGTCTTTTGATATCGTAGAGTCCTCTCGCATCCTTGGCGAGGCCGTCACTGCGGGCGTCATCTTTTACACGAGTTTGCAATATGCATTCTTCCGGCGCATTCGCCTTCAGGCAGAAGATGCAAAGGAGAAGAGGGACGTCAAGAAAGCGAAGGCCAAGGAGGATGAGTATAATGCACACTGGGAAAAGAAGGATAAGGAAGAAAAGAACACATGACCGTGTTGTATCAATGAAATGATTGATTGCATTTTTAAAATATTGTGTAATTTAAATGAAGAAAAAATTCATTGCTGCAATCGTCCTTGCTGCAATCATAGCGCTCGCCGGTGTAGGATTTATTTTATACAAAAATTTTCACGAGATTCAGAAAATATGGTTGTTCACCAAGAACAAGATAAAGGATATCAAGTTCCCCATCGTGAAACCCAAATCCGTGACGCCAGATGACCCGAAGACCATCCTAGAAGTTCCAAAGACGGACGTCAAGCTCGCCGACGAACGAGGTGCCATTGAACAGACAAATGCTGCAGTGGCAAAGAATACGAGCACCGTCGTACAGAAAACAGTCGGAGTCGTAGATGTCGAGGCAAACACCAAGGAGGCACAAGGTGCTCCAATTGGAAACATTGTGATCGAAAACACAAAGCAACGTGAAGCAAAGACGCAACAATCCGCATCAAAGGCATATGCTGAACTCATCAAGGACATTGAGGAAGAAAAAGCTAAGGCTGCTGTACTACTGACGGCAACCAGAACCGAGAGAGAGAAGATACAGAAGATTGATGCACTAGACTTAGAGTCTGAAGACAATAGTATAGAGGCAGAAGACATGGAAATGGAATTATTTCCAGAGAATAGACTGTGTGTTAAACGCGTACGTAAACCCCTTTCTAAGCGCGACGCCGAGTTTCTTGTTGCCAAGGGATATGTGTGATCACATCAGTGGAAGTTTCCTAAAAAATGCAGCATATGCTGCATATGCAATCACAGCCAAAAGCAGGACAAACTCGAGCGTGCCAACAACAAGTTTCACTAGAAATCCGGAACTGATGAGATATATCATAATAATTGTCATGACTGCTAAAAGTGAAAATGCATAGGGTCTTTGTTTTACAAGATTGAACATCGTGTCGTATAGTATAAGAAATCATTTTTATATTTTGTCATGTAAATGAGTCTGCTCAGCGTTGAACATTCCGTGGCGACAACAAGCAAAGATCTAACTATTCGGTTTGTGGATACTATGGTGACAGCATCCGGAATTGCTGCAGCAATATCAATAGTTTCCTATATTCAGTCCTGGTTTGTGGAAGGTGGTTTTTTACATAGATTTCAAGCAAGTGGTCCTGGAGTAGCCGCTCTCGTGACGACGGTGATTTCGATAGCACTCGGCTTTTGGCGCGTGAGATTGCTCCCTCCAACGCCTGCGCCAGAGGAAAAACAGGAGAAAGCAGTGACCATTGCAACAACAAACAGTCTGCTGCTTTCAAAACATCCAGAAAAGTATTGAATGTATCAGGTTTCAAGCAAGAGTAGGGGCAGGAGCAGGGGCGGGGGTGGTGAACGAAGGAATTGCACACACGGGGTTGCACTTGTCAATAATGGTCTGATTGTAGTTATAGTCATGACGATCATCAAGATAATAGATCTTCCACATGTCAGTCTTGCAGATCTCTGGTAGATCAAGATCTGCAATCTTCTCCAGATGACTCCACTCTGGATAGTTCCAGTAGTAGTCTTCCATGCACTTCATCATGCAAAAGTTTGGCCACACGCTGGAACCATCAGCATGAGATACGGGGGTTGGGTATGCAGGGTTGTAACCACAAATGGGGTTCCAGTCATCAGTCTCAAAGCACTCATTATAACACACCTCACGTTCCCTTTCATTCTCTTGCTTGGAGGGAGGGGGGGAAGGAGGAGAAGGGATAGGAAGAATGCAGTCGGGGGTGCACTCGTCAACAATGGTCTGATTGTAGTCAGATTCATAACGACCGTCAAGATTGTAAATCTTCCACATATCAATTTTGCAAATCTTTGGCAGATCCAGATCTGTAATCTTGTCAAAGCGAGACAACTCTGGATCACCTGGGTACACAACTTGCGTGTACTCGACCATACATTGTGTCATACAGAAATTGGGCGAGACAGCGGTAATCGTAACGTCTCCCTGATATGCGGGGTTGTAAACACAGATAGGGTGCCACCCATCGGTATCAAAACAATCGGTAACACACTGTTTGTAAATGTGCTCCGGAGTATTTTTGAGCACGCGAGCATGTGACGCGCCTGCAAACAATGCGAGGAGAGCCAGGATGGTGGCCAACTTCATCTCAGAAATTATTTGATGATGTTACAATGCGAAGCGCTCTTTTATGTTATTGAGTGACGATATGTCAGCCATGATAAAATGATATGGAAAACCTTGCAAAAAATAAAATTAGTATATACAAATACGAATATGGGAGGTCTTACCCAACTCATTGCCGTCGGCGCCCAGGACATCTTCTTGACAGGCGACCCGCAGCGGTCTTTGTGGAAGAGAAACTCCGTCCGCAAAACAAGCTTTGCCATAGAGTCACAGGAGACCGTGTTTGATCTGCTCTACGGTTCTCCAAGCATGATAACTATCGCCAGAAAGGGTGATTTAATCAAGAGTTGCGTGCTGCAGATAACGATGATGAAATCAAACATTTCCTCTTTCTATCCCGTAGAACAATTTATTAAATCCATAAATGTCGTAATTGGCGGCCAGGATGTAGAAATCATCAACGATGCTGCCACGTGGCTGCGTTTGCATGATGAGACATTCAACAACGTGGAGATGCGAGCCGCGAATTATCGCATGATGAACTTCAGACCTGATGATGTCGCAGGTTCGGTGCGGACATTCTATCTGGACCTCCCACTGTTCTTCACCCGATATCTGTCCAACTCGCTGCCTCTTGTTGCCCTGCAATATCATGATGTGCAACTCAGAATCGTGTTCAATGAACCCTACAATATTCCAGGCATAGATGCGACCTACATGCCCACGGCACGATTTTATGCAGATTACGTGTTCCTCGACCGTCCTGAGAGAACGTATTTTGCACAGAATCCTCACGAGTACAACATCGAACAGTTGCAGACTTTCAAGGTGACTCCTGTCATCAACGAAACAAATGCAACGCAGACTATTGATCTCCCATTCAATCTCCCCGTGAGATATATCATGTGGGCATACCAGTCGAATCTTCACGGCATCTACACCACAAGTACAAACCAGTTTGAAAACAACGATGCATATGCCCCACTATACGAAGCAATTCTTCGATGCAATGGCGTCGACCGTTTCACCACCCGTCCTGGGTCATATTTCAACCTCGTCCAGCCGACGCAGGCTGTAGGACAGGCGCCGTCAGCAGGTATTTACATGTATGCATTTGGTGTGAATTGCAATGATCAGGACTCTGCGGGAACTCTGAATTTCAGCAGAATGGACATGGTGACTTTGTCGCTGACAGCAAAAGCGGCGACTGCGACATCGATTGCCGAGATTCTGACCCCGGATGTTACCCTCGATACAGCTCTCACAAAGTTTATGAACATCGTGGTGTTTGCAGTCAATTTCAATGTCTTGAGAGTGATGGACGGAATGGCTGGCGTTCTATTTAGCAATTGATTTTTACACTTCTTTTACAAACACGCTCAGTAGCTTTATGACAGACGATGGATAGCCATACGATATGTCCAACGGTTTCCGGAGCGTCGTCTTTCGAGGGGGGCATACGGATGAAATAGCATGAGCTTTGTCCATGGTCTTAAAGATCATGGAAAAGATAGTTGCGATGTGTGTTGGTTCTCGAGACCCAAAGATAGTGATCGATCCCGTGGGAAATATGAAACTCGTCGATACCTTTTTGTCATTTTCAAATAGCATCACCTTGACTGCCGGATGTCTTTCTGGGTCAAAGTCCGCGTGATAACCATCTCGTGTAAAAACGTCCGCAAGCTGTTTCATCTGAAACTGAACGGGTCGATAGTCTGCATCGACCGTCGAGGTCGACGTGTTTATCATATTGATGTTAAAGTCTACGAGACGCAGCTCGATGCCAGAAATATCCAATATATATCGTGCGACCATTTCTGTCATCTCAACAAATTCTGCAACAGATGCAAAACCGGTTCCATGAACGGATCCATTCAAAAACACTTTCAGCGATTGTCCTCCCAACTTGAAAGACACCTGATGATCAAACTTTCTCATTTTTGTCTCCTGAACCACCGTCGTCTTACGGTGCTTCACAACCTTTGGAACCGCGAGATACAGCTCACCGCCGCTTCCTTCGGAAAGTTTCTCTCGAATGAGTTCTATTGGAAGATCGCCTCGATCATAATGCCCTGCAATCGTGATCGTAGAAATCTGTATCGGCGTTGATTTGATGTGAGAGGTCTGCACACTCGCAATCCTCTCAAACATGCTCATAAATTCCTTGGTCAACCTCGCCAACGTATCCATGTAACGTGTTTTTCTCGGACTTCCACAAGTACGGAGAAATGTCGATATACATGCATATGTATTAATATATTTACGGTTCTTCAAACCAGTAGTCATCATAATTATACTCACGGTGCCATACATCATGACAATGATCATCAAATATGCTCGTCACAAAAAAATGTGCATCCTTCTTGTAAATGTAACATCCTCCGAACCTGTTTTCCTGTGGTCCACCTTCGTAATCAAGCATGTCACGAGTGCTTATAACTACGTGCAACTCTTTTCCTCGGACATCTAAATATATATGACACTCGCAGTGGCATTCGCTATGACTTTTACAGTTACAAAACATGCACGAATCTCTGAGACTATCGTTGCCGAGTTCTAGTATAGAACTGTTCTTTTCGAAATAGGCATCGAGAAGCGTCTTCATGTTCTCGTATCCCATGGTATCGGGGACGTCCGCATTCATATACGCGGCTATTTTCTCGGCCTCTTCCAGGACGTCTTGTATATCCATTACGCATCCTCAGATTATATATTCGGAATATTCGCGACAGAGCATTCGTCGATATACAAGCATATTGACACGCCGAACAACTTAACTAAAATGAATCTTATGTGTGACAGACCATGTCTCTGCTCGTCAAAAAGCTACACCCTGATGCCGTCGTGCCGTCCCGCGGATCAGAAGGCGCCGCCGGATATGATCTGTCAAGCGTTGCCAATATTACAGTTCCAGCCAATGGACGCGTCGCAATTCCCACGGGGCTGAGCTTCAGGATCCCGGAAGGCACATATGGCAAGATTGCTTCTCGCAGCGGTCTCGCTAAGAAATATGGTATCGGGGTGCTTACCGGGACGATCGACGCAGAT